CTTCGGCGCGTCCAGTGCTTGTTTTTGTGGTTGAGTTTTTGAATATATACGCAGACCCGCTACTTGTGTCGCTTACAAACTCAAGTTGGGCATAAGCATTTGATCCAGCGTTGGTGTTCTGGATTACAAACCCAGTGCCTGAATTATCGTTATTTACAATCGTTAAGAAATCGTTTGTGGCGGGAGTGTGCGTGGTAGCAGAGCCACCAATATTAATTTGCCCACCCGGCTGCATAACAAAATAGTTGTTGTAAGAGATAAGGCTATCCGCCGCATCCGTACCCGCAGCGCGTATGTGAAACTTACCGGCTGAAACATAAAACCCGGAGGAATAACCTGTATTAACACGTTTCCATTGAAGCGCGGAGGGATCATAATAAGCGTTAACGTTCCAAATAAAGGCATTTGAGGAGTCATGCGCAATAAGACCCGGGTCCGTTCCACCTGCCGATGCAATCCAGACGTTGGAATCCCACGTTGTTGTATGCCCTGATGGGATAGTCCCACCACCCAACATGATGTTATCACCATTGTTAATACGCATCTTCTCTGCGCCATTGGTGTAGAAAATCATGTCAGCATCTTCACGCTGAATTACGTTGAAGTTACTGTTTGCTCCATCAACGGAAAGATCAACACCGTCCGAACCTGCTGTGGAACCAGTCGTGTCTGTAAACAGAGACAGCACCGCTGCGGTGGATGCCGCAGTTTGTTTTACGCGGAAATTGTTGTACATCTCCGCTTCAGACCCATTTAGATAAAACTGAGCCGTGCTGTCGTCATAGAAGGTGTGCTTTCCTGCTGTGGAGTTATAACGCGCACCCGAAGTGGACGTTCCATCGTTTACTTCAAGACCGACATAAAGACCATCGTTACCATCTTCTTGGTCAAATTCAATTCCGCTATAGCCGCCCGTTCCAGTGCTGTTATGAATTTCAATCGCAGCCCCCGAGGAGCTATAATCAAAATTTACTTGTCCTGTGAAAGTAGAGGCTCCAGACGCCTCAATAGCGTTGTCTTTCAGCAAAACACCATCAATAGTGACACCACCAGAAGCGGTGATTTCGTCAATCGTATCGACATTGAGGCCACCAGTCGCCGTGGTTGCGCCAGTAACACCAAGAGTGCCTGCAACAACCGTGTTACCTGTAGCTGATGCTACTGTGAACTTGTCAGTGTTTACGTCAAAATTACCATCGACGCCCAATGCGCCTGTGACATCAATGCCGCCAGACAGCGTTACCGTACCGCCAATCGTAGCGTTACCTGACAAGAACAAGTTACGTGGGCGTGTCGCACCAGTTGCACCGATGTCGTAAGTATCATCGGTAAAGATAAGATTAGACGTAATTGTACTATTAACTGTCAGCGTATCGGCTGAAGCATCACCAATCGTGGTGTTGCCAGAAATCGTCAGATCAGTCGCAGAAATAGACCCAGTAAGGGATGGCGACGAGATAGTTGGCGCGGTTAGCGTCTTGTTAGTAAGGGTTTCCGTACCATCCAGAGTAGCCAGTGTACCCGTAGTAGGCAGCGTTACATTAGTCGCGCCAGTGGTAGTCAGGGTGAGGGCATACGCGCCAGACGTTGTGAACGCCCCAGCAGTTGTGACTGCGCCACCAAAATTTAGTGTGAAATCATTAAAGCTGAGTGAATTGAAATTAGTTGTGCATTGTTCGACGTTTGTACCATCACAGAACACAAACATCGTCTGCCCATCTGGGATAGCCACACCAGTGCCAGCAGCGGTTTGGATAGTAACTTGTTGTCCTGAATCATTCTTACAAACGTAGAGTTTAGAGGCGCTAGGGCAGACAACGGTAGCCGCTCCGGTCAGTGCCGCGCCAGTATCAGTAAACTCAAGCATCGCACAACGGGACTCAGAAGTCGTACCGTCCGCCGTTGTCAGCGTATGAGAGTTAGTCGTCCAAGTGTTGATGACGGCACGTCCCGCGACGGCTTCTTCAACCATCGAGGTAATGTTATCGTTTACTACGTCGCCCCACGTACCACTGAGTTCCCCCTGTACAGGAAGGGCTAGTTTAAGTATCGAAGTGTACTGTGTCGTCATGTTTTAATCCTCACGCGGCTATATCTTGCCAATTCGGAGTCTGTCCTGTTGAAACATTACCCCAAGTTGGTGTCTGTGCGCTAGTAATATTTTGCCAATTTGGATTTTGGTTATCATCAACCTCACCCCAAACAAGGACAGTACCTACCGCACCTGTTGCATTTACTCCTGTTACCAATACATCCGCATTGGCTTTTGCCACCACATTGCCAACTTGTCCACGGGCGTTAACGCCAGTAACATTAACAACAGTACCAAACGCGACAAATACATCGCCTATTGCTCCTGTAGCTTCTAAGCCAGAAGGCTGAATAATAGCATCGCCTGTTGTGGTAACGGTGCCAAGAGCACTCGTTGCGCTTACCCCAGTTGGGTAGATGTTTGCCTCGGCAACAATACTTACTGTGCCAACACCACCTGTGGCTTCTAGCCCAGATGGCTGAACAATCGCGTCGGCTGCAACAGTTACAGTGCCTACTGCGCCTGTAGCCGCGTTTCCTGTTACTGCGACATTTGCGTCAGCAGCAACCGTTACACTACCAAGTCCTGTGGTTGCTTCAAGCCCTGTAACAGGAACATTAGCATCTGCTGATATAGATACAGTGCCAATAGCACCTGTTGCCTCTACACCAGTCGGAGAAACATTAGCTTCCCCAGTAACCGTTACAGTACCCGTTGCCCCTGTGGCTTCTACACCCGTTGGGGATACGACTGCATCGGCTTGTACAACTACGCTACCAACACCACCAGTGGCTTCTAGCCCAGATGGTTGTACGGTGGCTGCACCGCTGACGGAAACAGTACCTAGAGCACCAGTGGCTTCTACGCCAGTGGGTGATACAACCGCTTCCGCAACAACAGTTACGGTACCAACGGCACCCGTAGCTTGAACGCCATCAACTTCTACAACGATAAGGTCCGTACCCCAAGAGCCTTGGCCCCAAGCGGTAGAACCCCATCCTATATATGTGGTTGATGACGGCATTTATCCATCCTATGCAATCCTGATAATAGCGTTTGAAGCATCCGCAGTTGGGAACTGAATCTGAAAGTCACCCGCCGTAGATGTCTTATCCGCGCCAAAATCAAGTACAGCAACTGCTGGGTTAGACCCACCAGACTGATAAATCAGTGCTCCACGCGCTGTAATCGTCGCTGTAGACCACGTTGTGTTATCAAATGTCAGGAACGCTGTAGTACCACTTGTTTGTGGGTTACCAGACGAAACTGTAAGAGTGTTACCACCTGCGGTATAACCTGTGCCAGTCACTTCGTTTGTGGTGCTGTACGCAGTCGTAGACGCATCAAGTGTAGCTGATGACGTAAACAACGCGATCTTAAAAGTTTGTGACGTATCCGAACTGAAGTCCATCTCACCATCAAGAAGGGCTTGTTTGAATGACGTGCACATTGCTTGAGTAATTGCCATATTAGTCTCCTTATCCTACTTCCGCCCTGAACTGTCCAGAACGGTAAGTATCTTCTCTTAGTTTACCATCGCCCAAATTCTTTAAGAGGCCGATGGATTGCAAGTACAGTTTCTCGTACATCTGTACTACATCCTGTTCGCCCTTCATGAATCGGATTGCTTGTACGAGAGCACCGTTAAGTAGAGCAGAATCGAACTCGTCCCCAAGCCATGTAGTGTTAGCAGTAACGATGGACTCAGGATAATATCCATAATGCAGCTCCATAGTGTAGGCGCTGTCTGGAGTAGGTCCGAGGATGTAGGAATTGTCATCGAAGTAAGCATAATGTTTCGGCAGTCCTTGTGCAGACGCGTTAGGGTATGCTTCACGAATGAAGTTCACGTCTTTGTTTATAAGGAAATGATAGTCCCCACTACCGTCCACGACAGCTAGGGAATAATTCCAAAGATAATCAGAAGGAGTACCAAGATACTTATTCCCAGCGGTCAAAGCGCCCGTAACATTCCTGCGTAATGCGGGAAACTGCACCGAGTTATAGATAAGTTGCTCGGCCTGTTCAGTGAACATAGCGAGCTGATCCGCTGTGAAAGTTGTTTCACAGATGTCCTGAATATTGGTTGTCAGCTCGGTATAGTTCATATCTTAGCCCATTGGTCCACGGGCCATAAGACCCTTTGTTGCTGCGCCAGTGCCGCGAACTTTGATGCCGCCACCCTTTTTAAGGTTGGTTTTTGGCATCTTCTTCTTGCTAGGTTTTGCCATCTTTTTACGCATTGTATCACTCCTAAGTAATTTGTATCGTAACTTGCCCAATAAATCCAGTACCTACTGTACCACCACTATCCACAGTGCTTCGTACTGGAACTATCTGTGCTCTACTGCTCGCATACTGATTAGTATCAGGACGCGGATTTCTTAACGCTTGCGGATCATCCACAGGGAATGACCCCAACATTAGCTGCGGCTGGTCAGGGTTCCAGCACTCAGGACATGCTTTCATATTTGTATCGCGGTTTTTCACGATCAAATTTTTCAATTCGCGGAGCCTATATGTAAACCCGCAAATATCGCATACTCCTAATGCCTTCTTCGCTGATGCAAACCGTGTCGCCATCTACGGCCTCATCACGCTTGGGACAAACCTAAACGGCGTCTTTTCACGGTCTTCACCAGCCGCTAGTATAAATTGAGCCTCATACTCAGCCTTTAGCATCTCGACACGAGGGGCAAGTTCAGGAACCTTCATAGCAATATGGTATGCTAAACCCGCTACCAGACATGGTAAGAAACGAAAATTCATATCGGCTGTTTGAGCACCCGCGCCAGCGTCTTGGATACGGCGCATACGGTAATACTTAAATATGTAATTATCACTATCGGGTACGGGCCACACATTGATTCGTGGAGCGTCACGAAGGCGTTCGATCCAAACTTGTATTGGTCTACCCTGTGATAACTTGTTTGGAATCGAAGCGTAGGTACTCACACTAACACGACTTATTGTAAGGTCAGTTTGTGTTGAAA